TCAGCTGGCCTCCTCAGGAAATGTAAACCGCGCCACCACGCGACGGCGCCACGGCAGGCTGAGAGAGCTCTCAACCACGCCATAGCGCGAATAGGCATGCACGAAGCTTGGGTGAGACCCAACGCGCCCGACCACGCCCAGATGTTTGGCCACCGCATTGCTGCGCATGCGAAAAAGCAAGACGTCGCCCGGCGCCTCATCCGTCAGACTCTTGGGGTCCAAATGGCGCAACGCCGCGTCCCACAGGCGCTCTTCGCCCTGTGGTTCGGACCAATCCATGGAATAGGCTGGCACGGCTTCGGGCTCATCACCATAAAGCGCACGCCAAACTCCCCGCAAAAGCCCAAGGCAATCGGTGCCCGCACCCTTGACCGCCGACTGGTGCACGTAGGGCGTGCCAATCCAATCCCGCGCCTCGGTCACAATCTGCTGTTGAAGCGGCGTCATCTCAGGCTCCCACCGGTGTTCGCGCCCGTCGACTTCGGAACCGCCATCATCCAGTCTTCGCCCGGGACGTCCGGAAAGCCCTGGAAGTTGGCAAGGTTTGCGAATTTCACGCGGCAGGTTTCACTGCGTTTGTCGCATCCCGCGATCAGACGCACGACCGTGCCAGCCTCTAGAGGGCTGCGCATCGGTTCCCAGAGCTCAATCACGCGATCGGCCCCTTCGAAACGGTCCTGCTTGACCATTCCCCAAAGACCTGCTGCGGATCCCGTCTGAACTTCCAACCGGCCCCGCGCAAACCAACCGGGATCGAACCCGTCAACCCCGGCCCACCGAAAGACGCGGGCCTGGGTCACGGTTTCGATCGGCAAATCGATGGAGAACCCCGGTGCCGTCAAATCAAACCGGCACGCCCCGTCGCCCAGAACAGCCGTACAGGGTTTTTGATACACTCGCCCCAGCGGGCGGTTCAGCAATTCGGTCAACCCGCGCAGTTCGGCCTGAAAACCGCCGTCTGCACGGCGCAGCTCGCCAATTGTGCCCCGGAACTGCAACCAGCGCTGCGATACGTCCGTCCAGTTCACCAGCCAGGCGCGCACCTCGGCCTCGTCAAAACGGCCCTGCTCGATTTCATCCTCACGGATCGACAAATCGCTCAACGCCCCGAGGGCTTCGGTGTTGTCCACCGACAAGCCCGTGCTTTGCGACAGCGCCAGGGCGCTCAGGCCCGTATCCGCGCGAAAAGTGATACCGTCGAAGGTCAGCTCCCGATCATGATCGGTGAAGCCAAGTATGACACCATCCTTGCGCTCAATGGCCCAGGCATGCGCCACAGTGGTCAATCCGCCCTCAAGATGGGCCTGAAGTCCTGCATCCATTTCCGACATCAGATCCGCACCTCCACAATGGGGACATTGGGAACTTCGCCCGCCTGAAAGCTGGCGATACTGGTCTGGATGCGGTCCGTGTCGAAACGTACAGGCACGTCGAATTCAAACCCTGCCGAGACATCGGCACCTGCTGCCGGTGCCTGTGCAAAGGTGATGACACCCCTGGTCAGATCGACCGCGTAATCCGTGGCTTCCTGCAGTTCCACACCATTCACCCCAACGCGCACGGTTTGGGCAACCGGTTTGCTGATCGGGCGGATGTAGTCATAGCTGCCGGATTGGTAGGTCTTCTGAAGCTCAAACTCGGTCTGCGTGCCATCGCCGGTTCCCAACGCCTGATCAAAGGCGGTGATATCCAGCGACGGCTTGGACGAACGATAATCCGACCAGTCCTTCCAGCGAAACCCGAACAGCTGGCCAAATCGCGCCTCGAAAAAGGCGATCAAGGTCTCGATATCGTCCAGCGACCGCATGCCCATCCCCGCATCATAGCGCCTGCGCGAATGCGCCCAGGGAGAGTTGCGCTCCTCGTATCCGTTGCTGATTGTCACCACATCCGTGCGGCGTTCCGGCCCGCCAACGGAGCCAAAGCTCAGCGTGGCCGGAAATCTGACTTCATGAAACTGCATAGTCCTGCTCCCCTCGCGTTATCGATTGCGCTGTCCGCGCCCCAGGGCACGGGTCATCTGAGCAGCGATCTGCCCCTGACTGCGTTGAAACCCCTGAACGTCGGGGGTCGAGATGTTCATCACGACGGTCTGACCACCGCCGCCCGCACCGCGCACGCCAAGCTTGCCATCAGGCCCCCGGGCCAGCGGCATGATCGCCTCCGGGCCCGCCTCGCCCATCACGCCCATGCCGCCACGCATGCCAAAAGGTGTGGCACCGCTGACGATCCCACCGGTCGCAAAAGGCATAACGCGTCCCTGGCTGAAGGGGGCGCCATCCGCGAAAGGCAGAATGCTGCCGAGTAGCCCATCGACACCCTGGGCCAAAAGCCCGCCGGCGTGCTTTGTCACCGGATTGATGGCCGCGCTGTAGGCCGTGTCCACCATGCTGTTGGCAAGGGTGTTCAAGGCATCAGACAGGCTTGCCCCGTCAAAAACGACACCATCGAAAGCGCTTCGCAGCCCGCGGGTCAGGCCGCGTTCCAGGGCGGCGATATCGCGTCCCGTCGCCTCCAGCGAGGTCTTCATCCGCCGCAGCTCACTGTCAAACCCTGACACAAGCGTGCTGGTCTGGCTCAACGTATCGTTCAGGCCCTCGGCGCGTCCTTCCAGATCTTCGAAACCGCTCTCATCCGTCATCGCTATCGTCCTTATTGTCCTTGTCCGGATAGGCCTTCATCAGGGCCTCCAAACCGGTGCTCAACAGCGGCCCGGATTTGGCCGGATCGCCCAGCATCAACTGAAATTCCGCTGGCGTCAGCGCCCAGAAAACATCCGGATGCAAGCCAAGTCCGCGTAGCCCCACCCGCATCAGGGCGGGCCAGTCCAGTTGGCTCATGCCGCAGGCACCGTGAAGGCCCGCGCCAACAATTCCGCCGCCGCCTTCGCCGCCGCAATCGGGCCGCCTTCGATCTGCGCATGGTACAATGCGTCCTCCGAAAGCCCGCATTTCCCGCCCTTCAACCCTGCCCGTAACAAGGCAAGGACGTCCTGGCTGCTGAAACTCCCGCTTTCGAAACGCTCGACCATCGCCATCAGCGAATCCGCTTCCAGCGCGGCCTCCAGTTCGGCCAGTGCACCCAGCGTCAGACGCATCACATGAGACTGACCGTCTATGACCAAGGCGACATCGCCCCTCCAGGGATTTGCCATGATCAGATCGCCGTGAAGCTCAGAGAGCCCGCGCTGGCCAGCGACAACTCGTAAGTTGCCTCGCCATTGTGGCTGCCCCCGTATTCGATGGCGGTCACCTGGAACGGGCCTTCGACAATGCCGAAATCGGGGATCACAACCTGAAAGCTCGGCGCCTCGCCGTCAAAGAACAGCTGCCGCGCGCGCTCGTCGGTATCCGCGTCCCGGAACACGCCCGACCCGCTGATCGACACCGAGCGCACCCCGGCACCGGACAGCAGCTCGCGCCATCCGCCCTGGCTCTCCAGGCTGGTGATATCAATCGTTTCCGCGTTAAAGCTGACCCGCGTGGCACGCAGACCCGCCAGTGTGGTGAACGAACCGCTGTCCGTCATGTCGACTTTCACCAGAAGGTCTTTTCCGTTCTGAGCACCCATGGGTTATCTCCTGTTTGAATTCAAAAGGTTATTCATCTTCGACACGCGCTTGAAAGCGCATCCGGATCTGGCGTCCGGCATTGGTGTCGATCCGCCGGGCCTCGGCCCGCTGAAATCTGAGAAAGACAAGACGCCCGCGGCTCAACGCCAGATCGGCATCCTGCAGCGCATCCGAAATCGCCGTCGCGACTGCCTTGGCACCGGCAAATCCTGGCTGCGTGGTAAAGACTGAAATCTCGACCGTATGCAGCGCGCCATTCCCGGTTTGGTCCGAGGCATCACGCGCCTGCTCCGCCCCGAGGCGAACATAGGTCTCGGGCAAATCACCGCTTGGCACTGCGTCATAGACATTTGTGCCGACCAGCCCGCCAAGGGTCGCATCATTGATGAGGGTCTCGTAGATGGCCGCCTGAAGCGCGCCCGACATGGCGTAGCTCATACCGTACTCTCCTCTGTGGCAAAGCAGGTGATGTAGCGGCCATTCGCATCACTCTCAGCCACAGCCTGAATGACGAACACCCGCTCCCCTTCCCGAAATCGCTGGTCCGGCCTTGGGCGCTGTGCGTCCCCAAAAGGCGCGCCCCGCACGACAATCTTGCAGCCCATGGCCGAAACCGGCGCGCCGGACTGGGCGATTTCACGCCCCGCACGCGCGGTGACCTGCGCCCAGACAGTGCCAAGCGCCTGCCAGGTCTCAACATATCCGCCCGCGCCATCCTCTGTCCGCTGAGGGGCCTCGAGCACAAGCTTACGGTTCAAACGGGGCGTTTTCACAGGATTGCTCCCGGTCCAAGACGCATCACCTTGTAGCGCTCGATCAGGCTGCTGACGCCAAAGGGCATGCAACCATCACTCAGGGAGGTCTCGTCGCGATACTCATAGTAATGCGCCGCCAACAACAGCACGGCTTGACGCAGATCGGCAGGCAGGTCCTGCCACGTCGGGCCATAGCCAGCCTCGAACTCGATAGAGGCCGATCCGTTTTGCGGGATCACCGGCAAACAGGCACCAACGGACCGTAAACGGGGGCGCTGGCTGTCGCGCTGCAGCCAGTACTGCGTGACATCAATCTCGGTTTCGCTGCCGTCGCGTGCAATGGTCGACAATCGCGTCAGCGCTGATATCGGTGCAACCGGCAAGATCTGCGAATCCCGGTCGCGCCAGAAGGTCAGCGACCAGCTGAAAGGCCGGGTCATCAAAATCTTGCCGGTGCGCGATTCAATCGCGGCCATGGCTGCCCGTAAAAACCCGCTCAATACCTCGTCTTGCGCAGACTCCTGACCAAAGCTGGTGCCCAGCCGCAGATGCGCTTTGAATTCCTCGACTGGTAGAGCCGCATCCGGCACCGTCGTTTCTTCGATCAACATCATCGAATGTCTCCAATTACTTGTGCCCCACCACTCAGGAACCGGGCGCGCACCCATCTGCATTGCTCGGTCGGAGGGGAGCAGCTAGACAACACAAACGTTCCGGCACGCACCCGGCCCGGCACCGGGGGGCATCCCCCGGCACCGGTATCGTCACATCCCTCAGGAAGTGCCGAATTTCAGCAGCTTGATCGCGGCATAGTCGCTGACATCACCACCCACACGCTTGGTCGCATAGAAAAGGACATGCGGCTTGGCGCTGAAGGGGTCCCGCAACACGCGCAGATCGGGGCGTTCGGCGATGGTGTAGCCGGTTGCGAAGTCGCCAAAGGCAATCGCGTTGGCATCCGTGGCCGCATCCGGCATGTCTTCGGCGATCAGCACCGGATACCCCATCAGGCGGGCAGGTTCGGCAGATGCCAGACCATCAGACCACAGGAAGCGACCATCGTTGTCCTTGAGCTTGCGGACCAGACCCGCGGTCTTGGAGTTCATGACAAAGGTCGCATTGGCGCGGTATTCCGCCCCAAGTGCGTAGACCAGGTCGATGATGGAATCCGCGTTCACGTCACCATTCTGACCGGTGGGAACGTAGCCGAGGTTGCCCCAGGTCCAGACATCGTTGTCCACGGAGGCGTGGCTCAGAAAGCCCATGGGCTTGTCGGTGCCGTCACCGTTGATGAAGGCTGCCGCTTCGGCACGCGCGAACTTATCCGCGATGCGGCTCGCCAGCCATGTTTCGATATCGAACGCGCTGTCATCCAGCAGACGCTGCGATGCCTTGGGCAGCGCGCTCAGCTCGTGCAGCGGAATGGTGATCCGGTCGAGCTGCGGGCTGTCGGTTTCCGTTGTGGAACCGGCCTCGGTCGCCCAGCCTGCGCCGACGTCGGTGTGATCCACCAGAACGTCATACGACGTCGCCTCGACATTCACCACAGCCGCAATCGACCGGATCGACGCGGTTGCGTTCAGGACCGATTTCACGGTGTCCGATGTCTGCGGATCAACGAGGTAGCCGCCATCCGAGTTCACCGCCGTAGACAGGGATTTCACGTCCATCTCAAGCCCGCGCAGACCGTCATCATCGCCAGAACGCAGATATGCGTTAAAGGCTTTCTGATGCGGTGCGCCAGCATCGACAGCACCTGCGAGAGGGCTGCGTTGGGGAGTGTGTGTCTTTCGGTCCAGCATGGTCAGTCGCTCTTCTGTTTGTTGAAGTTTCGATTCAATTTCGGTTTGGAAGCTTTTGAAATCAGTGACAAAGCCGGTCACGGCCTGCCTGACATCCTCGGCGGGGGACAAACCTTCCCCACCCGCCGCCTTCGGTGCGGTCTTGCTCATGGGCAAATCCTCTATGGTGTAGTGTGAGAGCCGCACAAATTCCTTCGTGCGACCGGGACGACAGGTGCGCGTTAGCGGCGCGCCAGATCAGCGCGCGCGCCCGCAAAGACGGCGGCCATATCACGCAGGGAACGGTCAAGGTCGGTCTCCTCCGACTTGCCCGCCACCCGCGCACTGGGCAGCATCGGGAAGGTCACCAGCGACACCTCCCAAAGCTCCAGTTCGGTCAAGAGCCTTTGGCCCTTGGAATTCTTTGTGGCCTTGCGGGTGCGGTACCCGATGGACAGCCCGTCGATCGCGCCCGCGTCAATCAGCGCTGCGGCCTCACGCCCCTTGGCGACACTGTCGAGCAGACGCCCCTTGACCCAAAGGCCCTTGCCGTCTTCACGCACCTCATCCCAGATGCCGATGGGCTGGGTCGGATCATGCTGCCAGAGCATCTTCACCTTGGTGCCCTTGGCCGCCAGCGTCGTCAGCGATGCGGCATAGGCGCCTGCCGCCACCACGTCATTGCCCTGATCCACCGCACCGAAAAGGCTGGCGTATCCGCTGATCACGCAACCGTCCTCGACGGCCAGCGCCTCGCCAAACCGGGCGAACTTGCGCTCCAGCCCTGTCTCATTGTCCATGGGTCCACTCCTCATGTTTGTAGTCCTTCCCCCGCTCATGGCACCGCCACCAGCACCGACTGCAACGCCTGGCCGAGGATCATCGCGACGATCCCGTAAACGGTCAGCCACAGCCTTTTCTCCAACCGCTCCATCATCTCTTCGACCCGGTCGAGCCGGCGGATGAGGTTGTCATGCTGGATTTGGGCGACCCGCTCGTGGGCCTGCAACCGCAGCCCCGGCGCACATTCGAACCGCTCAAAACCAGGATCACTCATCGGCGCTCACCGCTGGCAGCCCCAGAAGCGCGCGCTTTTCGGCCTGGCTCAGAAAATCCGCCTTGGCCACGCGGCTCCACTGGGCATCGCGTTCCGCCGCCAGTGCAGGCACCTGATCTAGGTCCGGCTTCAACGTCAGCTGCGCGCCCGTATGCCCGGCCAGCCACTGCGCCAGCGCCGCCGTCACACGTGTCGCCAGGGGCAGCACGGTCAGGCGATAAAAGGCACGATGCGCTTCCTGATAGTTGGCGTATGTCGCGTCGCCCTGAATGCCCAGCAGCATGGGCGGCACGCCAAAGGCCAGTGCGATCTCCCGCGCGGCGGCTTCCTTGGTCTTCTGGAATTCCATGTCGGACGGCGAAAAGCCCATCGGCTTCCAGTCCAGTCCGCCTTCGAGCAGCATCGGACGGCCCGCATTGCGCGCGCCCTGATGATGGCTCTCCATCTCGTTCACCAGGCGCTCATACTGATCATGCGCCATGGTGCCCTGCCCCTCGGCGCCCCGGTAGACAATCGCCCCCGACGGTCGCGCCGCGTTGTCCAGCAGCGCCTTGGACCAGCGGCTGGCAGAATTGTGCACATCCAGCGCCATGGCCGCCGCCTGCATCGGGCTGAACCCATAATGGTCATCCTGCGGGTGAAAACTCTTGATATGGCAGACAGGCACCTGCGCGCCGCTGGCATCAAAACGATGTTTGCGCCCGCCCACGGCATATTCATAGGCAATCGGCCAGCCATCGGCACCGGGCACCACGCTCATGCGGTCCGACCGCAGAACATGCAGCTCCACTGGGGCTGCTTCCTCATTCACCACCGCTTCGACATAGCCATTCCCGGTCAGCAGCAGCTGGGCGTAAAGTGCTTCGAGCAATTCTGCCCGGCCCTGCATCGGGTTCGGCCGCGCCACCAGATCAATCAGCGGATGCACGTCATAGCGCTGCTCGGCGTCCTGCAGCACCAGCGGCAGGGCCGCTGCCGCCTCGGCAATCAGTTTGACCGACCGAAACCCCACGGGGTTGCCGGAAAACCCCGTCCGGGTCAGCGACACGGCATCGCGCGGGCTCCAGGCCACGCGGCCCGAGGTCTGGTAGGCCACGACAGGCCCGGTGGCGCTCGCTTTCTGCTCCGGAGCGTCCAGCGGTGCACCGCGCTTTAGAAAGTCAAAAACCATGTCGTTTGCTCCTCATGTGATCGCCCGCATGCCAAATGCGCCCGCGCCGATGATCTGCGTGGCGGGGCTGATCTTGCTTGCTCGATAATTGTCGAATTCAGATTTCAAAGATGCAAAGGCAGCGTGCGCTGCCGTTAACCCTTGCAGACAAGGCCCAACCGCAGAGGGTGGCCAAAACGTTAAAGGGACCGAACGCGCGGGGCGCGCCATTTCGCGACCGGCTCGATCATCAGCTCATGCAGCGCCCAGACCAGCGCATCCACCCGGTCAGGCGAGCCCTTGCCTTCGTACCCCTGCACCGTCATCCGGCACATCTGGTCCTCAAGCCCGTCGAGCTCCGGCATGTGTTTCACCCGCCCCTGCTCATAGAGTGCGGCGACCGGCTCCGCACGCGCCACCTTGCCCCGGCTGGCATGCACGCCCTTGTAGGGCACCAGCGGATCCACCTGCCGCAAAACCTCCTGCACCATCTGGCCGCCCTGGTTGACCTCGGCCACCAGCCGGTCCGCACCGTAGTGTTCCATCGCGGAAATCGCCGCCTGCGCCCAGCCTGCGGGCGTGGCCCCCGCCACCGTACAATCGGCCAGGACATAGGCTCGCCAATCCTGTGGCGGGCCGGTCATCTTCACCCCGGCCACGACAATCCCGCATTCATCCGATGCAGCCCCACCCGTCGTTGCCGGGTCAAGCGCCACAACGATTCGGTCCAGTTCCGGCAGTTTGCGCACCCGGCAGGTCTCGATCCCCGCAGAGGTCCAAAGCGCGCCTTCCGCGTCTTCCAGCAAAACGCCATCCAACTCCTGACGCCCCAGCCGCGTACCCTTGTAGCGCTCCCGGACCTCCTCAAGGAAGGAGGCAGCCAGATTGGCGGCATTGGCCTCTGTCGGCGCTTGCGTCAGCACCGTCGAGGGCGATTTCAACAAGGTCTTCAACACCCCCACATTCCGCGGCGTGGTCGTGACGCAGACCTGAGGTTTCTCGCCAAGCCGCAGCGCGAACTGCAACATATCCCACGTGGCTTCGGCCTTCTTCCACTTGGCCAATTCATCGACCCAGGCCGCGTCAAACTGCGGCCCGCGTAACCCCTCAGGGTCAAAGGCCGAATGCACGGTCGCAACCGCGCCATTGGGCCAGACCAGTCTCTTGCGCCCGGCTTCCCATGTGGGGCGCCGGTCGGGCGGCGAACAGGCGAGAATCCCGCTGTCGCCAAAAATCATCACTTCGCGGACCTGATCAAAGGTCTCGCCGACAAGGGCCACGCGTCGCGCCCGCCCCTCATCCATCGGCCGCGCGCCTTCTACCTGCGCGCGCACCCATTCGGCGCCCGCACGGGTCTTCCCCGCCCCGCGCCCGCCCATGATCACCCAGGACCGCCAGTCTCCCTCCGGCGGCAACTGATGCTCCATTGCCCAGAACTCGAACAAATAAGGGAGAGCCAGAAGCTCTCCCTCAGATAGGTCATTCAGAAATTGGTCCTGTAGGTCGCGGGCAGCGGAGCCGAGCCAGCTTGCACCCAATCGAAGCCCGTGCTCTTTCGAGATCGAGGGCGTAACCCCCGTGGGCGATACCTGCGTGTTTTGTGCGGCATTCGACAAGGCGGTTCTCCACTTTCTGGCATGTCTCCAGGAGCGACGCAGCCTGCGTCACTGCCTTGGAGTCCTGCGCTGTCACTGCACCATCCGTTTCGCGGACCCGTTCTTTGAGGTCTTCGAGTTCTTTACGCAAATCTCTGATGGTTCCGATGACCGAGTTCAAAAGGTCTTCGGTTTGCGACTCTACGTGCTCTGGGGTGATTAAAGTCAT